AAGCCACTGATCCAGTAACCAGCAAGGAAGTTGATTTTTATGCAGTTGCATAATGACAAAAAATTCAAAGTTGTAATGAATGCTTATTACACTGAAGAAAAAATAGTAACAGAGAATGAAGTTGAGGAAGAAGTTAAGAAATTCAAAAAGAAATTTGAGAATAATTCCAAGGTTTCATTCTACTGGTATAAAGATAAATTAATCCAGGAGAAGAAATAAAAACAAATGGCAATTAAAAATTATACATCAACAGTTGCTGTATCGAGTTCTATTTCAAAAATAGAACATAGACTTGCTCAAGCTGGTGCTTCAAGAATTGCAAAGAATTATTCTAATGAAAGACCATCAGGAATGATTTTCGAGATAAATATTAATGGAGTTCCAACTACATTCAAATTACCAGCTAAAAGCGAAAATGTTTATAAATATTTAAGAATGCAAAGGAAGAAACCACCAACTAAGGCTCAAGAAGAAGCAATAAGAGAACAGGCAGATAGAACAGCGTGGAAAATTTTGTTTGATTGGGTTGATATACAAGTTTCTCTTATAGAATTAAATCAAGCTGAAATCGTTGAAATATTTCTTCCGTATGCATACAACCCAGCAACTGATCAAACTTTATTTGAAAGAATGAAAGAAACTAATTTCAAACTTTTAGGACAGTGAGGTAAACAATGAATTACAGAATCAAAAAAGTAAAAAGGAATGATATTTCGTTTAGTGAATCCAAAATGGAAATCACTTTCGATAAACTTGTGCCTAATACAAACATTGTTCAATCTGAAATGGTGCTTAAAACCAGTAGAGCAGAGGCTAAGAATTTAATTAATTCACTATTTGAGCTGGCAGAAGAATTTTTATTAATAGCGGAATTGAACCTTGAAGAAAACCAACTTATTGCTGTTAAGCAAGTTGACTTTAAATATCATCCAGATAAAGGTTTGGGGGCTCAAATGACTGCTGAACTTTACTTAAAAGGCAGCAATGAGAATTTAATCTTAAAAACTCCAATAAAATGGGAAGACGGAAAAGCTAATACTGATGAAGCTAAAAAAGATTTAATGAGTGCTAATCTATTATCATTATTAAAAGAAGTTCAATATGAAACTTGTACATTTATTGATTACGAGAAAGATAATCAGATTGAAATGTTTCAAGAAAACAATGAGGAAGCAGCTTAATGGAAGAGAAAAGAATAAAATTTGTTTCCCTAGAATTTCCAAATACAGATGACGGAACTTGTATTTGTTACCAAGTAGGGAAAAATGATGTTACAGAAATTATTAAAAGAGAGTATTCACCAGAGCCGTATTGTGTTAAGTATTATTACGAGATATATAACAGCAAAGGATTAATGGATGAATTGCACCAAGTAACCCTAGTAACATATTTTCAAAAAGAGGAAGCAGCTTAATGGGACGTGCGGGATTTGCTTCAGATAAAGCACTTTCACAAAGAGGCGGAATTGAGCAGATCAAGTTTATTGATTCTCAATTCCAAGCCTTTAAGAAAGCTGCAACTGATAAGGACGTTGAAGCCTTCTATCAGTTCAGAAACATGTACTTAACTAAACAGAAATTTTCAGATAATATGTTAAGCTACATAGACGGTATGTATGAAAAAACTATGAAGGGATTAGGATTACCTTCATTTAAACCAACTTATAGACCTAAAAAGAGATATTGAAATTATGGCAATGACAACCAAATCCGGTTTAGATTATTTTCCTATGGATGTTGACTTTTTTCAGGATGAAAAAATTGAATTTGTTTCAGCCAAGTTTGGAATGAAGGGAGAAAATATTGCTATAAAACTTTTATGCAAAATTTATAGAAACGGATACTTTTTAGAATGGGATGAAGATCAAGCCATTTTGTTTGCGAAACGCGTGGGAGAGAATATCTCCCATTCGTTAGTGAATGATATTATTGGTGAATTGGTTAAGCGTGGATTTTTTGATAAATCTATTCTTGATTCGTTCAAAGTTCTTACATCTAAAGGAATTCAGAAAAGATATTTCGAAGCTGTAAAAAGACGAAAAAGTGTTGAGGCAATACAAGAATATCTCCTTATAAATGTAGATAATTTCCAAAATGTAAACATTAATTCAATTGATGTAAACATTAATCCAGAAAATGTAAACATTAATTCACAAAGGAAAGGAAAGGAAAAGAAAGGAAATGGAAAGGAGAGTATAGAGGATGAAATGCACGCACGCGATAACGACATTTCAACTTTGTGGATTCGTACTTTCGGCAGAAATCCAAACTTACCGGAACAAGAGGAAACTCAAAAACTTATCGAGAGATTTGGTTATGAAAGGGTTTATCAGATTTACAAAGAAGCTACACTTAAAGGATTCAAAATTTTACAAACTTTAATCGATTCCCTTGATGAAAAAGGAAATATTAAACCGAAGGAGAATTATGGAACTTCAAACGGCAATGGAAAAAGCGGTGCAACCCCAGATGAACTTGCAAGAATTGCATCAAACTGGCCATAGTAAAGAGATAAGTGTTTATCATGATGAAAAAATAGATCAGATTACTTTTGCTCATGGGATGAAGGATTTAAAATCAGCTTTTCCAAAACTTACTGCAGATTGGTATGATTTACTCAAAAAACGTGTAATTGAGAAAGGCTTTACAAAAAAAAGATTCTTCGATGCAGTTAATCATACAATTGACAATTGCATTTATCCAGAACCGACTATTGCTCAAATACTGAGTTATGATGTTTCTGTAAAATCATACACATACAATGAAATCCTTGAATTTAACAATAAAATGTCGGGAAGTATGAAGGATTACATATGCTTAAAAAGCGGTAAATGGGTAAGAAAAGCGGACGCTGAAAAGTTTAATCTGGAATAATTAAATGGCAATAAATGACGCAAAATAATTTTAATAAATGGAGTCAAAAATGAGAATTATGAAAGTAAGTGTAACTTATGGAGAATTAAGAAGTGCTGGTTATCCTTCCTTTTCAAATAAACGGTATGAATTAACCCTTGAAGCAGAAGTACAACAAGGTGAATCTCCAAGAGAGGTAAAAGAAAAATTAACTGATTTGGCGAATAAAGAAGTACGAAAATATTTTGGTGACAATATCGAACAGACTGAATTGGATTTAAGGATTGAATGAGATTCTAAGGAGTAAAACTATGGGAGAATTTATTTTTAACGAACATGGTTGCTGTATTAATCCGGAAAAGATAGTTGTCATTAACGACAAACATTTTTTCGCATATATCAATCTGGCCAGCAAAGATGAAATTTGGTGCTATGGTTTTCGAATCCAATATAATGGTGGATCAGTTGGATGTGGCGGTTATGCATTTCCGGTAAGTTTTAAATGGGAGCAATTTGGCAGCCGAGAATTAGCTCTCGAAAAAGCAGTAAATGAAATCTTAAAAGAAGTCAAAGAGAGAGGAAATCATCCCAGCGGAAGATCAAACAAAGTTTTGATTGAGAAATTAGAAATATTATTTCCAAAGCAAATGGAGCTATTTACATGATAAAATTTGAAATACCGGGTGAAGCGAAAGGAAAGGGTCGTCCTAAATTTTTTAGACGTGGGGACTTTGTTGGAACTTACACCCCCGACAAAACAGCGAGTTATGAAAACCTTGTAAAGCTTTCTTTCAAACGTGAATATCCAAGTTTGGATTTGTTGAAAGGTGCTATTGAAATGAGAATAACTGTTAACACTTCAATTCCAAAAAGTTATTCAGCACACAAAAGGAAACTGGCACTTTTTAGAGCATTAAGACCAACAAAGAAACCGGACTTAGATAACATCGCTAAGATAATTGCAGACAGTCTGAACGGAATAGCTTATGAGGATGATAAACAAATTGTGAGCTTGCGAGTCGATAAGTATTACTCGGAAAAGCCTTTGGTTGGTGTTGAGATTGCAGAAGTAATATAGCAAACCTTAAAAATATTAGGTAAAAAAAGAGAAATCAATTTTTTAAGTATCAAACCAAGATGAATAAATATCAGCTGAAATTCTTAAGTCTTTTTTACGGAATCGCTAAGCGTACCGTTGATGCTCATGTTGAGATGGGACTTTCCACAATAGAGAAAAGTCGGAATCTTGATATAATCTATGAGTATGCACTTTTAAGCGAAACAATGGGAAGAAAAGAGGCAATATTTTCTCTTTCCGAAAAACATAATTTATCAGAAAAATCAATTGAAGCAATTATTGACATAAAGGTACATCATGAAATTAACAGATTTGAAAGCGGCAGAAAACCGGATTTGTACGAAGTGCAACAATTTGAAGCCAGTTTCAGAAATGATCAAAAAGAGTTTAGCAAAGAATAAAAACACTGGTCTTTGCAAAACATGCAAAAGTGAAATGGATAAAACTTACCGAGAAAAGAACAAGGAAAAGATTTCACAATATTTTAAAAAATTATGGCAAAACCCAGAAAGAAGATCAAAGAACAGAAGATTTAAAGAATTAAAAAGATTTGGATTGTTCGAAGGTGGATTAACGGCTTCTGAATACCTTGCAAATAAAAATTGTGAGAAGTGTGGAATCACTAATGAGGAGCATAAAGAGAAATTCGGGACCCGACTCCACATTCATCATAAGGATGAAAAAGGGAGAAATTATACCGATAAAGGATTAGAGCCGAATAATTCTAAAGAAAATCTTATGATAGTGTGCAATTCTTGCCATGGAGCAGTTGGAAAAAATTTTGATAGAATCGATTCAAAGACAAGAATGGCGAAGGCTTGGAGAACTAGAAGGGTTAAAGTAAATAAAAATAACAACTTAACTTGCCACGGAATGCCGTTATAAAAAATATGGGAAAAATAGAGCCACATATAAATTCTATATGGAATGTCATTGATGATATAATCTTGTTTATTTTGGAAAATGACAAATACTTAGCTCCAAAACGAGCTGGCGATCTTACTAAGCATGTTATGGATAAATACGATGTAGCCGATAGAACAGCAAGAGGTTATATTTCTGAAGCAAGGAAATATATTAGAAGCTTAAAAAAAATGGATAAATCGAAAAATTTGGATCGGGCAGTAAGAAGACGCGAGTTGATTGCTCAAAAAGCAATTGAATCCAAGGATTACAAACTTCTTCTTGAAGTGGAAAAAGATTTGTCAAAATTATTTGGTCTTTATGTTGATGAAGTAAAACATTCTGGAACAATAAGCATTAACAATATTGATTTATCAAAACTTACTGATGAACAGCTTTCAATCCTTGAATCAATAATTAAGAAAGGTGAAGATCCAAAACCATATTTATTAAGTGTGGGAATTAATGTTAAGTCTAATTGATATAGAGAAAGAGAAAAGAATACGGCATAAAGAGAGATTGAAAGATAATTCAACTCTTCAGTTGTATTACAGAACTCATCCTCTTGATTATTTCAATGAAAGATTGGGAATCAATAAGGAAACTATCGACTGGTCTTTAATTCCGGAATATGAAATCCATGAATGGGACGGAACTCCGAATCCTTTAATGGCTATACTTAATGCTTTAGTTGAGAATAAATGGGTTGGTGTCGAATCTGCAACCGGTTGTTCTAAAACTTTTATTGCTGCTTGTATAACCTTTTGGTTTCTGGAATGTTTTGAGAATTCAATAGTAATTACAACCGCACCAAAGCAAGATCAGTTAGAAAAAAATATGTGGAAAGAAATTTCAAGACTCTTTCCGAAGTTTGGTAAGGGTTATCTTGATACTCTTACTTTGAGAATGAAGAAAGATGAATCTGGAAAGAAAAGCTATGAATGGGCTGCATTCGGATTTGTTTCCGGTACTTCTTCAGACAAAGAAACAGAAGACAAGGCTCAAGGTTTCCATGCTGAGCATATGTTAATTATACTCGAAGAAACTCCAGGTATTCCGAAGTCGATTATAAATTCATTCAAATTAACTTCACAAGCTCCACATAACTTAATTCTTGCATTGGGAAATCCGAATCACCATTTAGATCAATTACACAAATTTTGCCAACTTGGAAGAGTTGAACATATTAGAATTTCCGGTTTGGATTATCCAAACATAGTTCTCGATAATCCTTCATTTATCCCCGGTGGAAAATCAAGACAAGGAATTCAAGATATTATTGATGAAGTTGGAAGCGAAGATCATCCATTTTATCTCTCTCGTGTGAGAGGAATTTCACCAGGACAAAGTAAAGATTCGTTAATAAGTCTTAAATGGTGTGATGATGCAGTTAATCGCGATAGAAAAGAATTTATGAAAGGTGAACCGGCTCTTGGTGTGGACGTTGCAAACAGTGAAGCCGGAGACAAAGCTGCAATTGCTGAAGGTTTGGGAGCTGTGCTTTTAGATGTTGAAGATTTCTACTGTCCGGATAGTAATCAGTTAGGCAAACGTGATGTTTACGAAAAGATGAAAGAGAAAAAAGTAAAAGCCGATAGAGTTGGAGTTGACGGAGTTGGTGTTGGAGCCGGAACGGTTAACGCTTTGAAGGAATTAGGAATCAAAGTTCAAAATCTTATTGGTGGTGAAAAGCCGATTAAGATTAAGGAAACAGAATTCACTTTTAATAATCTGCGGACTCAAATGTATTGGCAAATGAGAGAGGATTTAAAGAACGGAGAAATCTGTCTTCCAAATGATCCGGATTTAATTTCTGATTTGTGTGCTCCAACTTGGAAGATTAACGACAAAGTAATAATTGTTGAAGGAAAACCAGAAATCAGAAAGAGATTAGGACGTTCACCAAATAAAGGTGATGCAGCAGTTTATTGGAACTGGGTAAGAGTGCCGAGAAAACCGAAAGCGGAAGTAACAGTAAGGACAGTGTAAAGTTTATCAAGTTTATAAAGTTTTTAAAGGGTTAGAGATATGGAAAAAGAAAGAAGAAATGAGGTATCTGTTAGAGTTATTCAGTTAAATTCGTTTGATAAAAGCTCTATTGCAAAGGAATCAAAGCAAGTTGAAACTACTGATGCAACTTACATATCGGAAAATCCTTTGTATGATTATGATGTGCTTACTAATCTTTATGGTGAGAATGTTTATAATGCTCGCTGTATTAATATTACTGCTCAAGCAGTCTGCGGAGTTGGTTTTAAGATTGAACGATACGACGGAAAAGAAGCAGATGAGAAAGACAAGGAATATAAAAAACTTAATGAATTTATTACTTCTCATTCCGATTATACCGGACAGAGTTTTACTGAAACTATGGTTAACTTTTTAACTGACTGGAAAATATTTGGTGATGCTTACCTTGAGGGTGCAGTAAACAGAACCGGAGAAATTCAAGAACTCTATCACTTAAAGAGCTACAATACAAGACTTGCAATTGATTCTAACAAAAAGACAAAAAACAGATTTCTCAAAAGAATTGCAGTTCAGAAAGCCGGACTGAAGGAAGTTAAGTTTTATCCTTATACCGAACCTTACACAAGAGAAAGACCGGGAAACTTTTATTTCAGACTTTCAAATTATTCTCCTAAAAATACAATTTACGGTGTGCCGGATTATATCGCCAGTTTGATTTCTATGAGCTTAATGAGAGCCGGAGAAAGTTATAATCTTTACTTCTTAGAAAATTATGGAATGCCTCATTTTGCTGTTATTGTTGAAAACGGAAAACTGACTGATGAAGCTTTTGCTTCTCTTAAAAACTTTTTGAATAATGAATTCAAGGGAGTTAAGAACGCCGGAAAAGGAATTGTTCTTGAAACCGGAGAAGGTGAAAGTATAAAAATTGACATCAAAGAACTTTCACAAATGCCAAAGGATAGTTTCTTTAGAACTCTTAAGCTTGATTCTAAAGATGATATTATTTCTTCTCATGGTGTTCCGCCTCGTTTGGTTGGTGTTTCTTCCGGTAATAAACTTGGAGATACAACAGAAACAAAAGCTCAAATGGAATTATTTCAGAATATCATTATTTCTCCAGTACAGGCAAGAGTAGAACATTTCTTAAACAACATCTTTAAGCAAGGAATGAGGATTGAGAACTATAAAATTAAATTCGATCCGTTCTATATTGCCGATCCAAAGGATGATGCGGAGTTTTACGCAAAGATGATTAATACCGGAGTTCTTGAACCGGATGAAGCTCGTGCAGAACTTGGTTATCAGCCGAGAAAAATTAAAACGGAAAAGGCTTCTGATGTAGGTTCGCTGGTTAAACAAATTATAGAATTAAAAAAGGCTCTTGAAAATGAACTCGCTGCTTAAACAAGAAGCAAAAGAATTATTATATGAAGTTGATGATCTTCTTGGTGTTATTCTTAAAGGGGATAAATGGGAAGCTATGGCAAATAGACTTTCCAATTTGCTTTTGAAGAAATGGGATAAGGAACAGAAAGCAGCAATAATTGAAACGATTGATTTACTTATTCAGGGTGAAGGATATATTTCTGATGAAGAAATGGAGATTGCCGTTAATACTCTTGAGGCGAAATTGGGAACTTCAATATTTGAGGCAATGCGAAAAGATATTGAAACGATTTCTCTTGAAAGTTACAGCAAAGGTCATGCAGATATTGGAATTACTTTTGAATTTAACACTACTGATAAGAAAGCTCTTTACTGGCTTACTCAAAAAGATGTTAAGCAGTTTTGGATTGGTGACAGTTACAATACTTGGATAAATAATTTCTTGAATGAAATGGCTGAAGAAGTTATGAAACAAGGAATGGGACGTGTAGATGCCGGAAAATATTTTGAATCAATTTTGAGTGAAGGTTTCAGCAGAAAAAGAAATTATTGGGAGCTGTTAGCTGAGCATGTTGTAACAAGAAGCCGAGAGTTTGGAAAGGTTTCTGCTTATGAGAAAGCCGGAATTACTGAAGTTAAGATTGTTGCTGTTATTGATCACCGGACAAGTGCAATATGCCGTTTCTTAAATGGAAAAGTAATTAATGTAAATAAGTTAGTTAAACAGCGTGATGATCTGATGAAAGCAAAAACATTAAAGCAGATTAAAAAGCTGGCTCCTTGGTACTCGGATAAGCAAGTTGAAATTTTTGAAGGAAAGAATCCCGATAAGATTCCTTCCTCAATTGGTTTACCGCCTTATCATGCTCGGTGCAGGACTAGGACGGTGGTTTTTCTTCCTCTAACTTGAGACCTTTTAATAATTCAATAGGATTTACCAAAGGCAAATAAATTTTAGAATAATCTGGATCAGTCACTAAAGCTGCTAGCATACCTCTTGTACCTGAAACTGTAATACCCATAAATGTACCCATAATTGGGTCAGGAACATTCCAGACATTCAATTCTTCATCATAAAAGATTTTTTTAAAGTTTTTAACTGCAAATGAATATGAAGTTTCAATACCGAATAAATCTTTTCTTATTGAATCTTTTTCAATAAAGAAGTCTGATTTTAACCAGAATACAACACCTTGTTCTTTAAAGTCTATTTTCGAAGATAAAGAAACATCACCTTTTTTTATCTCTTGTTTAGTCA